TGAGATCCAAAAGCTTTTAGAATTGCACTGGCGAGATATAGCCCTCAATCAAAGCAAGATTAAGCTAAACCCCGATTGGGACCGATACGAAGAGGCGGAGAAGAGAGGGCAGCTTAAAATATTTACAGCGAGGAATGATGGTCAGCTTGTTGGTTACTTCGTGTGCCTAGTCACCCAATCCCTGCACTACAAGGACCACACATTCGCCCACAATGACGTTCTATTTCTTCACCCCGACTATCGAAAAGGGCTTGCGGGTTGGCGGCTAATGAAGTTTGCCGAGAAGTGTTTATCAGATGACGGCGTGGCCCTTCTTATGGTAAACACAAAAACGCATAAGCCCTTTGATGTATTATTGCAGAGATTAGGGTATAGTCACATAGAGAATGTTTATTCGAAGGTACTAATCTAATGGCTGTTTCAACTGCTGTATATATGTTTTCCACCACTGCCGCCGCGCTTACGGCAACTCAACTGGTCATCGGCGGTCTGGTTTACATGGGTGTTTCTGCAGTGGTTGCGTCCGCCTTAATGCCGAAGCCTAAAATTCCAAAGCTAGGCGGGGGGTCTGGACTTAGCAATAACATTGACGCGATAGCCGACTTCGAAATTGTTTACGGAGAAACCCGTAAGGGCGGCATAAAAACATATTTAGAAGTAACAGACAGCAATAAATACATGCACATGATCATCACGCTTGCGGGTCATGAGGTAAATTCTATTGGTGATATATTCCTAAATGACGAAGTAGTGACGATTTCGAATGGATATGTCACTAGCGGAGACTGGAACAGCAAGGTTTATGTTAAGAAATTTACGGGTTCAAGCAGCCAAAACGTCAAAAGCACAATAGACGGATTGTTTAACGCGGGAACCACTGGACCTAGCTTCCCGAGCGGGTTTAGGGGGCGTGGGATAGCATGTCTTTATGTTCGGATGGAATATGATGCGGACGTTTTTTCGGGCGGCATTCCACTCGTGACGGCAAAGATCCAAGGTAAAAAGGTATATGACCCTCGAAAGGATAGCACGAGCAGCGCATATGATAGCTCTCTAGGGGTAAGTACGCATCGAACCAGTGACCCGACTACATGGCAGTATTCAGATGAACCCGCACTAGCGATTAGAGATTATCTTACTTCTGATTTAGGTGTGGGAGTTAAGCAGGGCGATATTGGCGACACCGCTATCGCAACCGCTATTTCTAAATGTGTTTCTACTGGCGTGGTCGGGGTTGAAAACAACGCGCTCAAGATTGGCGGATCATTGACCACGGGGGCAACGCCGCTACAAAACATAAATCAGCTTCTAACCACTTTAAACGGAACGCTTTTCTACTCCCAAGGCGAATGGAAGCTTATTGCGGGGGCTTTCTACGCCGCAGACGCCTCGGTGAGTGATGGTAACGCTTTTTCATATGCCGACATACTTGGGGATATTGCGGTCGCCACACGCTTCTCTAGGCGCGATACGGTAAACACGGTCAAGGGAACCTTTGTGGACAGCGGTGGGCGTTTCATTCCTACGGATTATCCGCAGCAGCAAATTCCAGATTTGTCCGAGGACAATAACGAAGTTAGCACGTTAGACCTTGAGCTACCCCTAACCACAAGCAGCGCCGCCGCTCAAAGATTGGCGAAGCAGGTTTTGTTTGTAGGTAGAGAGCAGGTAACAGTTCAAGCTACATTCAAGATTGAGAAAGCTTTTGGCGTACAAGTGGGCGACACTGTAGAGCTAACGCTTGATCGCTACGGTTTCTCTAGAAAGCTCTTCCGCGTCAACTCTTGGAAAATGTCGGGAATGGATGGCTCCGCCCCACAAATTGATATGACGCTACAGGAAACGTCATCGACAGCTTATCAATGGTCAATAACTGCGGATGAATACAGAGCCATTACGTCCAATAATACAACGCTTGGGGATACCACGGCGGGCCTTGCAATATCGGGGCTTGCAGCAACAACTGCGTCATCGTTGCAAACTGATGGAACCGCAATGTCGCGGGTTATTCTTTCGTGGACCGCCGCTTCAAACGCGCAACTAAGACACTACGAGGTGCAATGGAAGCCAAGCAGCCTTTCAAATTATGCGTCAACGATTGCTCCAAACAACGCCATAGAGATCGAACCCCTCACGGCGGGTACAACCTACAATTTCCGCGTTAGAGCTATCACGGTCAACGAGAACGCGGGGGCATACGCAACAATCAACGCAACGGCGGTAACAGATACAACCGCGCCCCCAACTCCAAGCGCCCCAACTATAACAGCGGGGGTAAAACAATTAGAGGTTTCATGGCAGGGATACAGCTTCCCGTCTGATTTCGCTTCTATGGAAGTTCACCACAGCACAACAAGCAGCGGCACATATTCTTTGATTGGAACCTCTGCGGGTACGAGCCTTGTTCATGGCGGGCTTACGCAGAACACAACGCATTATTATAAGCTCAAGGCAAAAGATTTCTCAGGCAATATCTCTGGGTTTAGCGCCGTAGGAAATGGAACTGTTGCGGCTGATGTGCAGGGATTAACAGGTGTCCCAGTAATGACATCGAATGCTTATTATAACTCTACAAGCGATACCACCCCAAACCAAAATGGCAGAATATATTTTGGTGTTTCTGCGTCAGATCCAGATACCCAAGCAAGCGATGGACCATTCCCCTCAACTATTTATATCAGATTGGACGAAGATGGCCGCGCACTCGCTAGTGATCTCTCAAGCCTAATAAATTTAGACACTGATCTAACGCAAGCTGTAAGCACAGGCGGCAGCGGAATTTTAATCTACGAAAATGATCAAAATTGGGGTTGGTATACTCCATCTGGAGTAGCGGGAGGTTTTTCTACATCAGGCGGTTATTACTTTATGGAAGGCACTTTGCAATCTTCCGAGGGTAATATTGATGTGCTTTCTCAATGGTATAGGATTGGCGTAGGCAAAAAGGGTGCACAAGGGCAAAGCGGTCTTATAGTTACGCTAAACGGGTCGGATATTATTGTAGAAAATATTGATCCAAGAGATAACACCTCTACAGTCCAAGCCGCATTAAACACTGCTTTCTTGGCCGCAAATCCATTACTTTCTGCAATGAGCGACATCCCAGATAATGCAGTCATTTGGGCAAGGTTCGTGAATAGCGCCGATACAGAATACGCAGCGGGTCGCGCTCCTACGCAATTCAGCGCAAGAAAGTGGGTTTATGCTGATCAAGATTGGAGTGATAATGCAGCTACGTTTGAAAATCCCGCTATTTTCTCGCCTCTTGTTATTGCAGCGGAAGCTATAGTTAATCACCAAGACGCTATTTCAATCACTGCTGAACAATTAACCATTGCTCATAATATTAATTATCTTGATGGCGGCGGCTGGAAAATAGGAAAAGACAACTACGCCGATACCGCAGATGGATTGTGGATTGGGAACCCAGCGGGTACAAGTGAATTTGCACTTGCAACGGGAGCCAATTCAGGAACCGCAACAGAGCATGGCATTCTTTTTGACATAAATGAAACGAAGCTTATAAACCCGACGATTATGTCTGGTACGGGATCGCTGCAATCTGCAGTAAGTGTTGCAAGCAACATTTCAAATGTTCAAATAAGTGATAGCAACGGCAAGCTTCCATCTAATACATCGCTGCCAGTAACAGCACTATCAATTTCAGCGGTAGGCGGCGGCGGTGGTGGCAAGGGTGCAGAAGGTGGAGCAAATGGATCTAATGGCAGCAATACTGTTTACACTCTAACGGGTTCATATTTAGGCGCGGCTACTTCTACTATTGTATCAGTTACCGCATTAGGCGGTGCTGGTGCGACTTCAACCTATTCTTGGTACGGTCAAGCGGGTGTAAATAGCAACTTTGCATCTGGTGGTACAGCCGCAAATGCAAGCTTTGGGAGTGGTGGTAATGGTTCTCAAGGTTCTGGCGGCGGCGGCGCGGGGGGTAGACAGCCTGCAACATTTACAAGCTCAACTGTTGGCGGTTCTGGCGGTAGCGCGGGAACCAACGCTACTGATTTTATTGAGCTAGATGGATATACAGATGTTCGTTTGACAATAACTTTAGGGAGCGGTGGTTCTGGGGGAGCAAGCGCAAGGTTTAGCGCATCTGGGGGTGATGGCGGTGCTGGCTTTGCTACCTATCAAATTCAAACCTCAAGCCTTGAGCAGGTTTATCTAAGTCCAAATTCTCCGATTGGTATAGGCCAGACATGGACAGATTTCCCTTCTGGAAGATCTTCATCAGTTCATTATAGAAACACAACAGAAAAGCCCATTTTAGTAAATGTAGGTGAAACATCTAGTGGAACTGGCGCATTTTGGGTTTGGAACTCTCAATCGACAACGCCGACTGGAACAACGGGCGGGGTTCAAGTGGGCGGTACTGGTACATCAGGGGCGTTTAACTCTTACGCTGGGGCAATAGTGCCAGTCGGAGGTTGGTATTATGTAACAGGTGGTACACCTTATATATGGGCTGAATTGAGGTAATAAGATGAAATCTTTTTTTGTACAAAGTGATGGGTCTTATTTTGTTGAAATATCTATCCCGTCAGAAAAGTTTTTAGAAAATCATCCAAGGCCAGAGGGTGCTATTGAGGTTGAGGTAAGGCCAGAAGAATATTACGATTACGTTGATGGTGCATGGGTCGAAAATGCAGATAGAAAAGTAAGTGTTCTTTCAGATCGCGCAAGGGTGGAAAGAAATGGAAAGCTTGTTTCTGAGGTAGATCCCATAGCCTCAAACAATCTCAGGTGGACAGAATTGACGTCTGAAAAGCAAGCAGAATGGACGCAATATCGAATAGACCTTTTGAATGTTCCCGAGCAATCTGGATTTCCAACTAGCATTTCTTGGCCCTCAAAGCCTGATTGATGTAAAACGCTTTATATGATACGTTCCCAGTATCGCCAAAAAGGAGACTTATGATATGGCTACTTTAAACAACAGGGTCTTTGATAATGGCCTTACGACTTTAGACACCGAAGCAAATAAAGTTCTTGTTACCTCACAGGAAGCTTCAACCTATGCAGAGGCAAATTCTACCTTTGCGCTAGGAAATTCAACCAGCCTTTCAATCGGCGCACCTGCGGATCGAAGCGGTGGCGGGCGTAAGGTTGCGGTGGCATCTATTACAGACGGCTCAGTAACCGCGACAGGCACGGCAACGCATTATGCGCTTGTAGATACCAACAATAGTCGTTTGCTTGCTACGGGCGCTCTTACGGCTTCTCAGGCTGTTACATCTGGAAACACATTTACCCTTGCTACTTTTGACATAGGTATCCCAGACCCTGCATAAGTAATTTCAATTAGGGGGCTGCTATGGCTTTAGTATTTGCGGATCGCGTCAAAGAAACCACAACCACAACCAGCACAAGCGATTATGCGCTTGCGGGGGCGGTAAATGGGTTTCAAACCTTTGCAGCTATAGGGAATGGAAACACAACCTATTACGTCTGCACAGATGATAGTGATTTTGAGATTGGCATCGGAACCTACTCAACAACGGGGCCGACACTAGCGCGAACAACTATCATAGCGTCAACTAATTCTGGAAATGCTGTAAATTGGGGGGCGGGATCAAAGAATATCTTCGTTTCAGAACCCGCCTCCAAAGCCTTCATTGCTGATGCAAGCGGTAATTTAAATATACCAGACAATAAAAAGATTAACCTTGGTGATGGGTCTGACCTACAGATTTATCATGATGGTTCAAATAGTTACATTAGTGACCAAGGCACTGGCAATTTAAGAATTGCGGCCTCTGATCGTGTTCAGTTTTACAATTCTGCAACAGATGAAGTTACAGCACAATTTATTGCAAATGGTGAGGTTGAGCTTAGATACAACAATGCAACCAAACTCGCCACCACCAGCACAGGCATCAGTGTAACAGGAAATATTGCGGCAAGCGGAACCGTTGACGGTCGTGATGTTGCAGGGGATGGCACGAAGCTAGACGGCATTGAAGCAAGCGCGGATGTAACGGATGCGGCAAACGTAAAGACCGCACTCACGGCCTTCTCTACGGGAACTGACGCATCATCTACGGATCTTATACCAATCTATGATGTAAGCGCGAGCGCATGGGAAAAGCAAACCGTTGCGAATGTTGCGCTTCAAGGGCCGCAGGGATCGACGGGGCCGACAGGGTCGCAGGGTTCTAAGGGGCAAAAGGGCGAAGTCGGCGCGGCAGGTTCTAACGGAGCTAAAGGCCAGAAGGGCGAAATTGGCGCGACAGGGTCGACAGGCCCAACAGGGCCAACTGGAGCAAAAGGCCAGAAAGGCGAAATCGGCAACACAGGACCTACGGGTAGCACTGGTCCTACTGGATCGACAGGAACTAAAGGCCAAAAAGGCGAAGTCGGAGCCACAGGCCCATCAGGTTCAAATGGCTCTAATGGCGCTAAAGGTCAGAAGGGTGAAGTAGGAAACACAG